AATGGGACTCAACAATGCAGGGTCAAGCAGAGTGGTTAAAGATACATCACTTGTATCTAAAATACCATCATACTTGACCACCACATTACGAGGGCCATCAACCAGCGTTTGAATAGAGGTTACGTTAGCCATCGTAGCCTCCTATTACCGAGAGGTTTCTTGGGCAACTAAAACGTAATCAATAGACAGAGTATCAGTTGCAGTCGGAACCACGTTAAACGCAGTGTTCAACAGAGCATTGGTAAGGGTCGTACCAGTTGAGCCAACAGTCGGAGCCGACACACGAGCTACAACAACATCATTGGCATAAACCAGAATGTCAGTACCATCGTAGTAGAAACCAACGTCAACATAAGTATCAGCAGCAACAGTAGTTACACCAGTAACCAAAGTCGTAGCAGTGCTGTTAACAGTTGACACTAAGTTAAGGCTAGTGCTTGAAGCCGGTTTGGTAAACCACAAACCATCAGTAGCCGAAGCAGTAGCACCCGAACCTTTTTGAAGGCCAAAGGTAAATGCTTTAGTCGAACTAATAGCAGACATTTTGATACGGCAGACATACCAAAACTTTTGGCCCGAGACAAACTGAAACCCGCTACCAGCGGCAGCAACAGTAGTCGTAGTGGTCGTGCCACCGGGAGTGATGAGAGCTACACCACCAAGACCACTGGTAGTAGCAAAGGCACTAGAAGTACCAGTAATGATCCAATCTAAAGTAGTTGAGCCAATGTTAAAAAAGTCATTAACATAGCTAACAACATCTAGACCAGACGTACCACTAGTGTGAAACGGATCGGGAAACGGATAGTTGCCCAGAGGAGTTGAAGCAGGAGTGGTAGCAACACCACTAAGAAAGCGAGTCGGATTACTCAATTAAGTCTCCTTAGACGTTGAGAATATCAACGCACAACTAGTGTGCGTCTAAGTTACTTTTGTTTTTTAGGTACTACAGGAGTCGGACGCTTGCCCTTTTCCTTTTGACGTTCAAAGCCCATGTTACACCTTTCAAGGAAAAGCTCCCACCCCTATTGAGATGGGAGCTATTTTATTACGGGCCGTTTACGCCGTACAGAGCACGAGCATCAGACCAGCCAAAGCTATAACGCTCATAGCCTTTAGCTTTCACGTTCATGGTATCAAAATCATTGTCTTGATCGAACATGATTGCATGACGTTCGTAGCACTTCATACCAGTCTTACCCGGAATGCTGTTACGGATAAACCAAGCATGCGGAGAGGTAAAGTAATGGTTTACTTTAAAGCCACCCGGAAGATAGTTACCCGATTTAATGACGTTAATGTCATTGTTAGCATTACCAGTTTGGTACGAAGAGTGCAGAATGCGTTGAGCATTAAACACTTCGTTACGAGCAATGTGCAGCGATTGGGGCATAACCGAGATCAGAAGACCACGATCATTTTGGAAGCCCATGATAGCGATGCAAGCATCTTCCAGAGCAGCTTCACTCAGGTCAACGTCCACAGTCGGCTTGTTAGCCCAAGTACCACCAGCCGTATTCGGATGGTTAGTAGCACAAAGAGCAACACCGTCGCCACCAAGGTAAGTGCCACTAAACGCACGGTTGTACACGTTCGCAGCAATGTTTTCTTTCGTTTGACGGAAAGACATTGCCAGAGCCGCAGCACGACGCTTAGACACTTGTTCATACAGGTTGTCATCCAACTCTTCCTTGGTCACAATGTAACCGAGGGCATACGCAATGTGCGTATAACGAGTCGTAAAGCCTTGGATCTCGGAATCATAGTTGACCCCTTGACCTTCGGATTTAATCGGAGCCAGACCGAAGCCCGACAACTGAACATCTTCCTCATAGTTCTGAGTAGAAGTGTCACTGTCAAACAGATCCGTGTATTCCGTTTTATGTTCATCATACACTTGGCCCCACCAGCTTTTAACACCGGGCCACAGTGCTTTAGGATGCGAAGCAGTTGTAATTACGCCAGCCATTTTATTCTCCTATCAATTACGGAGCAAGGTAGCCGACCACAGAACCAGAGGCTCCGGCGGTGACACCAAACTCGTGATAGTTCCATTTGCACAGAACTTTACAATATGCTCCAACAGCATTGTCCGAACGCTGAACCAGACCCAAAAGACGGATCGGCAGAGTTGCAGTAGTAGCCGGAGAAGTCAATACCGTGCTAGAGAACGGAGAGCTAACAGCAAGACTCGTCTGGTTAGCAGTGACCGTGACCGCAGCATTTTGATGCAGGTTTGCAGCAGCAACAGCGGTGCTATCAAACTGGGCTTCAAAAATTACATAAGGATCATCCACCACGTAGACGTAACGAGTACCAGCCGAAAGGCCAATGTAACTCTTTTCCAGAGACAGGGAAGTACCAACCAGCGACACACCCGGATCAGCAACACGAATACCAACAATGATACCCAGAGGCAGAGCCGAGGTAGTGGTAACACCACCCCATTTAGTAACATACGGAACACCGTTAGCATCAGCGGAAGCGGCAGACATAACCACATCACCAATGGCATAGGTGTTAGAAGCATCGGAAGCGATGGCATAAAGCCGTCCTTGTTCGTTCCACGAAGCTCCCGAAATGTTCCCTACAGGCGAAAAGCCCTTGGGAGCGTTTGCGTTTGCCATGAAAAACTCCTATTAAGTCATTTTAATGCCCTCACGAGGAACATAGAATCCTTCGGTATTTATACCGGGAGTCTTGCCCTTGCGAAGAGCACTGTCAATTTGCTGAGTACGCGAAATGCGTTCAGCTTGATCGTCGTCATACCATTCTTGTTTAATCTTCATCAGATAGCCATACATAGGGCCTCCGTCTTCAGCAAGACCAACCAAGAACCTAACCTTATCTCCGAGATCTGTGTTAGCAGAAACTACGTTGGCTCCTGTTCCACCTACCTCGTCAGGAGATACAAATTCATACCCACTCTGAAGCGCAGTATCAATTCGTCCCGGACTGTCATTAAAAATATGTAAATGAAATCCATCAATTGTGTGACCGATTTTTAATTTGCCTTCAGTCCCATTAAATAGGTTGCGGCGTACTTTCTCTTTTCGAGTCACTGATGCTTCAGACTTAGCTTTTTTCTCTTCCATAGACAATGCTTTAGGCATAATTATCTCCTTTACCTTTCTCATTCCCACTCATAGAGTGAGCAATATTCTTCGCGGGTTTTCATAATTCCCTGCTTAATGAACCTATCACAAGCAGCTTTAGCGTCAGGCGGTAAGTTGTCATACGTGCGTTTGTTACTAGTATTTGCACGAGGGCGATTACTACCAGACTCTACAGATGATGCAGGTTTGTTCTTTTTAAATTTGTTGGGAAACTCTTCTGCAAGAACTTCATCCAACTTATCTAAAAATTCTTTACCAACTAGATTGGGGTTTGATGCACGAAGCTCTTCACCAGCAGCGGTTGTCCACTCGGTGAGTTTTTTATCTTTACCAAACCAATCATTCTCGCTCATCCAGTTTTGCAAGGACGGATCTAAGATCTGAGGTTCTTGCACTGCAGGACGGGCAGCAGCATCTTTTACTTGTTGCTTGGCTTCTTTAGTTTGTTCTTTAACGTCATCAATTGCATCATCAATGGCATTTACTTTAGCACCATCACCATCAGCAATTGCTTGAGCACGAACAGTTTTCAGTTGATCCAGTTGAGCAGTGAGTTCATTCACTTTTCTCTCATGGGCTTGCTGTTGAAACTTTTTAAACTCTTCAGCAGTTTGTTTAAACTGTTTTAACTGTTCTTTATTATGATTAAGTTCTTTAAGCAGATTCTCATTATTCTTACGAAGAATGGGCATAATCTCTCGACCACGTTTGACAAAGGTATCAGCATCAACCCAGTCACTTTCGTTGCCTTTAAACTTTTCTTTTGGAACCCAACCTTGCGATTCGGCTTCCTTAACTACTGCTTCATTAACTTCTTGGTTATTCTCTTCTGACATATTATATACCTTTCTTCTTAATTTTGCAAGCCACGGCTTAGATGAGGATCTACCAACTTAACATCGCCGTCAAGAGTAGCAACAACATTATCGTCGTTAATAAGTCGGTATTGTTTTCCATCTTTACCAAGATAGAGTAGACCTGCATACTTAGAAAAGACAATACGATCACCAACAGCACACCAAGCATTAGGAGAGTTATCAAAGCACTCTTCCCCCATAGCAATTACTTCACCAGTAGTATTAGCCATTTGTTCCCGTTCCTTTTCAGAATGGGTAGATAAAATAATTCCACTTTTAGTAGTATTATCAATCTCTAATGGTTTAACTAACAGCCTCGGCCCTTTGGGATGAATACCAGAATTATTAACCATTTTGAATATCCTCATACTCAATATTCAAAAGAAGATCTATAGTCTTAACTCGTCCCATAATCTCGCTAGTTTCAAAAAACTTGTCGTAAATAACACCTTCTACCATGTCGTGCCTTTCTACCTTTAATTTACTAAACAGGTTCTTAGTAACAGGATGTTCCAACCATTCCTTAAACATATCTTCCGTAACTACCATTCATATCTCCTTACATTGCTGGAGGTGGTTCCTCCATTGGTTTTTGACCTTCCATTGGCATAGGTTGCCCTTGCTCTGGTTGATCGGCACTACTACTATCTAAAACAGATTGCATCATTTCAATAGATGCAACCGTTGCTTCCCTACGTTCTTTAGCAGCAGCAATGGCTGCGTTAATTTCGTGTATCTTAACTTTAGATTGTTCATTCTGAATACCTGCCATAACAGCAACGGCTTCAGCTTCTAACTTTTTAATCTTAGCTTGATTCAATTCTGCATCAGCCATCATCTTAAGCATGCCCAACTTCATCTTGAGTTCCATATCTGCTTTTTTAGTCTCGGCTTTAAGCTGTTCAATTTGCAGTTTAGGATTCGGGGGCGGAGGAACCGCATTCGGCCCTTTCGGGTCAGGATAGAGCTTGTCAACATCTGGGACACGTAAAGCCGACAACCATTTCTTTTCAACTTCATATTTATTATATCCGGGAGTCTGCATAGATGCTTGTTTCAACATCATGGCTTGAGACAACCGGCTACTCTCGCTAGTCAAATGGGGATCAGCACTCGGACGAACATCACTACTGTCGCCCATATAGTCACGATTGAACACCACACCTTTATCAGCAGCTTCATTTATAAACTCTACCTTCTCGTCTAAATACAATTGATTTAAACGATAGATCTTCCTAAACTCTTGCTTGAGGCTACGGTAGACTCGTTTAAAAATGCCATTAAATATTTTAAGACCTTGCTCGGTCATATTGCGAGAGGTTTCAGCGGGAGTATTCTGTCCGGGATTTTGACCTGACAATATTTCTACTGCACCACCAATTCGTTCGCCATAGTTAATTAACAGGCTAAGTAAGGTAAACAATACTTGAGAAGGTTCCCTAACTGGAAGAGGGAAAATACCTTTACGTAAATCATCGCCAGTAGTGTCTACATGTTTCCACTCTAGCGGAGCGAAGGATTGATTACCACCCCTAATTTTGATGCCACGAGAAAGAAAGCCACCGGCAGTAGTTGCCATAGTACCAGCATCAATAAGCTGGTTAATAATGGTGTTAATAGACTCATTAAGTGGCCCAAGAAGAACACCAAATCCCAAATCATAGAAACCTCCGTCTGGAGAAGGAATGAACGGATACTTAGTAAAATATTGTTCTGCAGTGATACGCATTACCCTATTCTTAGTATCTTTTTGAATACCAGAAGGAAAGTAACGTGGAGCAATACGTGCTACTTGTTTAGTATCTCTGCGAACAACTACAATGTACGGTTCTGCGTATCCATCACCATCAAGGTCAATAGAGCAATGATGTTCTAGAATTTCGTAGGGAGTAGTGTTGTCAACAGTCTCAGGCATTTGAGTACCCTGAGCTTTATCTCGTAAAGAACTTAATCCTTCAGAGTTAGTAAGAGATTGAGGGCGTTCTTTACTTACGTCTAACCATAAACCAAAAGCATGCCGTTCATATAAATCATTCTTTTGAAAATATAGAATGTGAGTAATACGAGGAGCAGTTTCTAAACTCTTAGTCCAATAGTTAACTACCAAATCTTTAGCAAGAATGTTTTCACCCACATTATGTTTCTTTAATGGGTCATAATAGTTCTTTTTAAAAGCACAACCAATAATGGGTTGGGTAATTAATACCTTGTCCATTTCGCTTTCCCAGTCTTGATCTTCTTCCAAGATCTGGTAGCTCATATGGGTTTCAATACGATCTGCTCGTGCAGTCTTGTCTCCGTCTTTATCTGAGCCTATGACACGGCATTTGACTGGAGTATCCCCATTAATAAGCACTGGGTAACTACGAGCATGATATTGCAAAGCAGCAATAGTGATGAGAGGAAACTTTACATTGGCAGCATTAGGCCAAGGAAAGCTTTTGTTTTCTACAACCTGAAGAGCAAGCTTCATACTGTCTTCAGTACGTTTTTCCCAAGCATCCCTGCTAGACAGGTCAGCTTCAAAGTTTTTTACAACGTCATGTCCAATTTTAGCCAAGTCTGCATCTGACAATAGCTCTGCAATGTTACTACTAGTAACAAGTGTATCAATGTCGATTATAGTTTCTAACTCCATTTCCAACCTTTCAGTAGCCGGTGACTACAGAGCGTCCTGCGTCAGCATTGTCAGTTTTAAGGAAAGCCTCGTACTCTTCATCCTCGACTTCAAGATCAGTGGGAGCTTCCCACATCTTATCAAGCAACATGCCCATGTAGGCCCATGCATCCACTTGGTCGTCGTGCTTGTCTCTGGGGAATTTTAATAACTCATCTTCAAAGGGTGCATACCAATCTGCCTCAGTATCGAATTTAACAGCACCAGCTCTCATACGAGCTTGCATTGATCTAGCTCTGGAGATCTTATCAGTTGTGGGCTTCATTAAAACTAAATTGATAAATTCTCCTCGCTTCATCATAGCGTCATTCAAATAGGGGCCAATAGATTTTTGGATAGTACCTTGCTCGATTCCAAAGAGTACGGGCTTGTAAAGCTTTTGTATCATAAACATTGTTTCTATAATTTCTAACGTGTCCATTCTTTGTCGAATAACATTCTTCAAATAAAGTTTGCCGTTCTCATCTACTCCCGCAATGGTGAAAGCAGAATAGTCTGCACGTTGTTTTGTAGAAACAGCCAAGTCACAAGTTGCGTAGTATATCATAGATTTCTTATGATCGTCAACTTTCATGGGAACAAAGTCTCCACGATTGAAAAAGGTATTTGACTGGTCTAGGGGTAGGTTTAGCATTTCTTGAGAGTATACATCCCCCAATCCCTGCCTCACCGCATCTTCTTTTCTAGCTTTAAAATAGTCTACAGTTTTAGCTTGAGGCCATAATAGTTTGGAAAAGTCATCCGTGTGAGCACGGTATTTAACACTCTTCCAAGGTAGTTTAGTGATGGCATATTCTTTTAAATCCTCCCGGACAAGGTAGTCCATACCTCTAGGTCTACTT